ATATCTTGGTTTCGGTCCTGGTAACTATTCGACTGCATTCCCTCAGACTCAGGTAGAAACTTTGAGTGCTGACCAAATTAAGTTCTCTCAGTCGATTAAGGAAGAAGCGGGTGTTGCTTTCTACTCTGGTCTGAACTCTAACGGCGACCTGTTTATTGGTAACCAGGTTATTAACCCTGTTACAGGTCAAATCACAAACGAAGACATTGCACAACTGAATGTTGTTGGTGAAGAGAATACAACGATTGAGACATTCTCTGAGTTGGTTCTTACTGACAAATTAACTGTTATCGGTGGTGCATCTAACCAGTTAGAATCTATTTTCGCTGGTCCTGTTACCTTCCAAGGACTCACTACCTTCACTAACAACCTGCAAGCAAGGAAAATTTCCTACTATAACCAGGATGGCACGGTAATTAAGCAAACCTTACTGGCACCTGAAGATGCAAACGGACAACCCTCTTTTGCTAATATCACGGGATACACTACGCCCGCTGATGGTGATCTTGTTTATAACATCAATTGGACACCTGGCAAGTCGCTTGGTTGGATATATTACAATGGAACGTGGAAAGAGTTTGGTCTCACGGATACTGGTGATATCAATATTGATTCTTACAACGGTAGCACAATTATCGGTATTGGTACTGCTCCTAATGATTCTTTCAGGATTAACGTAGATGGTTCTGTAAGAGTTGATGGAGACCTAGTTGTTACTGGTCGTGGTGGAATTAGTGCATCATCTTATATCACTAGAACATATGCTGGTGATGGAAATACTTTGACATTTGCACTCACAACATATGCGGGTGGAATTCAACATGCAGAAAGTTCTGTTCTTGTATTCTTGAATGGTGTGGCACAAATTGCAGGCGTTAATTACACTGTTGATGATCTTGGAGCAAACGTTGTGTTTACGGCGGGAGATGCTCCATTAGGGTCGGATACCGTTCATATTATCGAATTGCCTATCTAAATAATACGGAGGACATAGTACTAAAATGGCGCTCACAAAAATTAGTGGCAATCAGATTAACACTGCCACGCAAGCAATCGTCGATACTCTTTCATTCTTGGATGGCGAAAGCGTTCTTAGATTACCAACAGGCACAACTAATCAACAACCCGAATCTCCCTCTGTAGGTACAATCAGATTTAATACTGATAATGATAATGCTGAGGTGTACAAAGCAGACAATGGAACTGGTAATCCTGGTTGGGGTTCTATCTCTGGCGGTGGTCCTGCATTAGGTGCTGATAGTATTATTAGAACCAATCCTACAACAATTGAAGAAAATATTACAGTTGGACCTAGTGCTGGTGATGAATTTGCAAATGGAATGAGTGCGGGTCCTATTACTATTGCAAATGGTTACACTGTTACTGTTGAATCGGGTGGCGCATGGAGTGTTGTCTAAATGAAACTGAACGTTGCTCAAATTCAAGGATTAGTAGCAAATAGTTATAATGTAACTATCCCATCCAATACCGTTTTGGATTTTAGAGAGGGAAGTCATATTTCGCATCCTGCTACAGCAACTAGTCATCTTTTATTGCCATACGGAACAACAGCAGAATGGCAACAAAAGAGCGATACTCATTCGATTGTTGATTATCAACTTTTTTATGACACAACTTTGAATGAACCAAGAATTTATGCTGACGGTGCGTTTGGTTCGAGTATTGGAACAGGTGGTAATGTTGCACAAGTTGGAACTCAAGAAAATCCAGCAATAAATGGTCAAGAAATTCTTGCTGCTGGTTTAGGTAGTGGACTTTATTGGATTCGACCTGAAAATCAATCGACAGCATACGAAATGTATGTTGATAATACTAGAAATGGCGGCGGTTGGATTTTATGTGCCACTGTTAGAACATCGACCTGTCAAGACCATATAACAACTAGTTCTGTTCGTATCAGCGGTACAACTGGTCCTAGAACTAGTGATACTTCCACAACAAAAATGAGTGATGGGTGGATTATTACTCTAGTCAATTCTTCTGCTTATACTGGGTCTACTCGTTATTGGTTAGAGGCAACAGGATTTAATAAAAATATGTTTGTTGATTCTAGAGCAACAATTAATCTTCTTAACAGTGCTAGTGAAAATGACCCTAGGACCAGAGTTTCTACAAGTTATGAAGGTAGTCTCTCTAATAGAGATCCTAATACTGGTACTAGAGGTTTCGGTGACCACCATACTTCTGGTGGTACATACTTTGCTTGGGGAAGGCATCCTGAATCTGGTAACAACTGCGGATTTAGAGAAGACTCCTTAGGTGCATCTAACGGATACCTTTGGGTCAAATAAATAGAAAAAAGTATCTGCTAAGATGAGTAAGTTAATCGTATCACACTTGGGTGGACTTCCAACTACATTGGGACAAATAACTGTTCCTGTTGGACATGGTTTGTCTGTTCTAGGAGATATTCATCAACATAGTGATACTGGGGCATATCAATTACCAAAAGGTACAACTGCACAAAGACCTGGTAGTCCTGCAGTAGGTTATATGCGATTCAATACATCGGATAATCTTGTAGAATATTGGAATGGTACAGAATGGTTGCAAATTACTGATGCAAGTGGTGTATATGAAGGTCCTGGCAGTGAAAATAATCCAGCAACAAATGGTCAAGAAATTCTAAATGAAGGATTGCCCAGTGGTCTTTGGTGGATTCAACCAGCGGGACAAAGTAAATATCGTATGTATGTTGATAATACTAGAAATGGCGGCGGTTGGATTTTATGTGCCACTGTTAGAACAGCAACATGTCAAGACCATATAACAACTGCATCTGTTCGTATCAGCGGTACAAAAGGTCCTAGACGAGTTGATACTTCTACAACGAAAATGCCAGATTCTTGGATTAATGGACTTGTAAGTAGTTCGACATATACAGGTTCTACACGTTATTGGTTAGAGGCAATTGCTTTTAATAAAGATATGTTTGTTAGTAGTGCTGCTACTGTCAACTTAAATGATAGCGCATCAAATGACAATGAGAGAACTAGAGTTACACTTTCGTATGAAGGTAGTCTCTCTGATAGAGGTCCTAATACTGGTACTAGAGGATTTGGAGACCATCATACATCTGGAGGAACATACTTCGCTTGGGGAAGACACCCTGAGGAAGGTAATAACTGCGGATTTAGAGAAGACTCCTTAGGTGCATCTGATGGATACCTTTGGGTCAAATAAATAAAAGAAACTCTCAGAAAAAATGAGTATTATCAGAGTTGGAGAAATAGAAGGTTCTGCAGCAACTAATCGCCATATTATTATGGAGAGCGGTGAAAACATTGTAGTGTCTGGTGCTTTGACCAGAAATAGAATGGGTGCTTTTACTTTTCCTCAGGGGACAACGGCACAAAGACCTTCATCTCCTCAATCTGGGATGATAAGAACTAACACCGAAACTAATTATGTGGAAGTGTATGATGGAACTGCTTGGTTAAATTTATTCAGAATACCTTCTGGGTCAAATGTTGGTACTGCTGGATCTCCAGCAACTAGCGGGATGCAAGTATATGAGGCAGGTTTACCAACAGGCATTTATTGGATTCAACCATCAGGACAAGATGCATATCAAATGTATGTTGATAATGATAGAAATGGAGGCGGATGGGTTCTATGCGCCAGTGTTCAAACGTCAACATGTCAAGACCATATGAATAGGTCTGCTGTTAGAATTACTGCACCCGCTGGTCCTAGTTTAACTGCAACAGCAACTCAAAAAATGGCAGATGCTTGGATTAATGCAATGAGAGGTGACTCTTCATATACTGGAAGCACTGCTTATTGGTTAGAGGCAACAGGATTTAATAAAAATATGTTTGTTAGTAGTGCTGCTACTGTCAATTTACTTGATAGCGCATCAAATGAAAATGAGAGAACTAGAGTTACTTTAACTTATCAAGGTTCTTTAGATGATAGAGGTCCTAATACTGGTACTAGAGGTTTCGGTGACCACCATACTTCTGGTGGTACATATTTTGCTTGGGGAAGGCATCCCGAGTCGGGTGGTAACTGCGGATTTAGAGAAGACTCCTTAGGTGCATCTAACGGATTCCTCTGGGTCAAATAACTATAAATAATCAAAAGGTCATTAGTAGAAAATGTCTGAAATTAAAGTTGATAAAATTAAAGGGTTGCAGGTCGGCGCGTCTGGTCCTGAAGTAACCTTTGATAGTGCTGGTAACTTGACATATGATGGTAATGCTAATCTTACTGGTGATACTACACTTGATGATGCAACTATTAGCAGTAGATTCGTTCTTCCAAACTATACAACTGCACAAAGAGATGCCTTAACTGGAGTAACTCTTGGTCAGGTTATTTACAATACTCAAGAAGAGGTTATTCAGATTTGGGTAGGTTCTGCTTGGGCAGATGCTGGTGGTATTCCATTAGAAGTTACTACTACTGGTTCTGTTAGTCCATCAAGTTCTGGCGGATATAATATTCTCAGGTTTACTGGTGATGGTAGTATGACTATTTCTGGTGGTCCTGTAGATGTTGATGTTCTCCTAGTCGGCGGTGGTGCTGGCGGTGGTAGTAGAAATGCTGGTCCCGATACTGGTGGAACTGATGGAGGTTCTGGTGGTGGAGCAGGCGGATGGGTTCAAGTAACAGGAAGAACCTTACAAGATGGTACTTATCCTATTAGGGTTGGTGGTGGAGGAAGCGCAGCAGCATCGCCAGGCAGTCAACAACCTGGAGGAAATGGCGCACCTTCTACATTTGATGGTCTGGTAGCATACGGCGGCGGATACGGTGCTTCTGGTCCTGGTAACCGTCCTGGTGGTCCTGGAGGTTCTGGTGGTGGTGCTGGAGGTGGCGGCGGTAGCCCTGGTTCTGGTGGTGGTGCAACTCAACCTGGCGCACCTGGATTATCTGGAAGTAATGGATACGGCAACCCTGGCGGTCCTAACCCCAATCAGGCATGTTATTCGGGTTCTGGTGGCGGCGGAGCATCTGGTGGTGGAGCACTGGGCGGCAATGGTCGCCAAGCACCTGGGGGTAATGGTCGTGCTAGCACCCTCTCTGGTTCCTCTGTAACCTACTCTGGAGGCGGCGGCGGTGGCGGTGGTCACCCTGGTTCTTGTAGAGGTGGCAACGGCGGTTCTGGTGGTGGCGGACATGGTGGCGAAGCCCCAGGCCGTGTTGGTAATGGTAGAGGGGAAAATGGTGTCACCAACCTCTGGTGCATCTGGTGCTGGCGGTTCTGGTGTTGTTATTATCCGTTACTTAACACCTTAAACTCAGCAAAATACACATAGTCAATATCAGAATTTTCTAATGTTCTGATAGCATCTTCAGGAGTTTCTACAATACATTCGCCCGCAAGGTTGAAGGATGTATTGAACAAAATAGGAACTCCTGTTTTTTCATGGAAACATTTGATTAAATTGTAATAGTGAGGATTCTGTTCTTTAGTGACAGTTTGAATTCTACAACTATAATCAACGTGTGTAATGCCAGGTATTTCATCTGACAATACTTCCACTGCATACATCATGAAAGGACTCTCTTTTAGTCCTCGCATATCAAAGTATTCATTTGCATGTTCTGCTAATACAGTGCCTGCAAAAGGTCTGAATGATTCTCTCTTTTTGATACGATTAATAATATCTTTTGCCTGTGCATTTCTAGGGTCAAAGAGAATAGAACGATTGCCAAGTGCCCTTGGTCCTGCCTCTGACCTTCCCTGGTAGATAGCAACAATCTTACCGTCAATTAACAGGTCAGCAACATCTTCGTCAGTTACATACTTACCCTTTGGACAGACATATCGTTCTGGTCCAAGATATAAACTTGTCAGTGGTCTCTTAGTTGTATCTCCAGTCTTTTTGTGCCAAATATATTTTGCTGCACCAATTGATGTGCCAGCATCACTCGATACTGGTTCAATATACAGATTTACATCTTCAGGAAGAATGCTCAGATAATAGTAGTTTGCTACACAATTGAGGAAGAATCCTCCAGATAAACATACATTTTTGCATCCAGTCTTCTCAATCATACTGATAATGTATTGCCCAACATACTCTTGAGTTTGTTTCTGCAAAGTGAAGGCAAAATCTGCTTTAGTTTGGAAATCTTCAAAAATATAATTAACGCCAGTATCGTGTAAGTCACGACCAATGTAGAACAATCCATTGTTAATCAATCCATCTCGATAGATTGAGATTGGTAGTTCTTCTCCATAAGATGCTATTCCCATTACTTTTCCTGCATCTAGTTCGTGAAAACCAAATGCCATAGATGTCTTTTGAAATGCCATACCCTCACCAAGATTGTTGGAGATAAGTACATCACCAAACCTATGATTTGCCTCAAAGGGTACAGCAACGTGTTTGTCCACAACATCAAACTTTGCTGGATATGATGCCGCGAATGTTGTAGTTAATTCTCTGCCATATGTTCCTGGTTGAAACATATCACCGTTCAATGGAACATCAGAACCCATGCCATCTTTTACAATACAAACTGCTTCATCAAATCCAGAATTGTAAAAGGCATGTGCTGCATGTAGTTCATGATGAGATAACGAAAGGTCATGTACTTTCGTGTCATACTTGTTTTCTTTCGTCTTTACATATAGACTGTATGCATCATCATCAACAAAACAATCGATTGGAGTTGTTTTACCAACCCCAGCAATACAAATATTATCTAAATCCTTAGTATCTAACTCTGTTAGACATTGAAATGGAAATGCATCATACTTTCTACCAGATAACCTCTCGTTTTCCAAATGGTAGACAATTTGACCGTTTTGTAGTAAAGTAACTGCAGAATTGTGAACTCTACTAATACCTAGATTTCTCAAGACATCTTCCATATCAACTACATAATTATAGCACGACTTTATAGCATGACATATCAAACAACATGGTTTGAAACTAACCTTCCAGCAGAGATTATTGACATCATTGTAAAAGAAGCAGAGACGTTTGAAAATGCTGCATCAACTGCTGTAGTTCGCGCTGGTGTCGATCTAAAAATCCGAGACAGTAAAACGTCTTGGTTTAAGGAAAATCACTGGATTGCTGGACTGTGTATGTCATATGTTTTGATGGCAAACAGGGCAAACTTTCAATATGATATTGAAGGATTTGACGGTGGTGACATGCAATATACTATCTATGAACCTGGTCAATACTATAATTGGCATCAAGATGCTGGTATTGAAGCACTAGAGCAAGAAAAGTGTAGGAAGTTATCAGTAGTTCTTCAACTTTCGGACCCATCTGAATACGAGGGTGGAGAGTTTCAGTTATTAAACGAATCGGGCAAAATGTATATTGCTCCTAAGATGAGAGGAACGCTGATTGTTTTTGACAGTAGAACAAGACATAGAGTTAGAAAAGTACATTCTGGAACTAGAAGAAGTCTTGTTGGTTGGATTATTGGACCGAGGTGGAAGTGATGAAAATTACTAAAGGTGAGTGGAGTTTAGTTCAGTTAAAAAACTTATTTCAATTTGGTGGTACTCTTGAATTTCCTCCAATGGAAAGAGGTAAGTTTGGATACGATAGGTATACTGGTAAGATGACATCTCACAGTGAAGAACTGCAAGTTGTAGGTAGTCTTGCCAGATACAATCATCCCAAGTTCAAAGATATGTATTATCATGTTAAAGATGTTGTAGAGAAAGTAATTCATGAGAAACTATATCCAACCTATTACTACGATAGATTTTACTTTAAGGGACAAGATTTGAAGAGGCACACTGACAGAGAGTCGTGTGAGATTAGCGTCTCGATGCATATCAGTACGAACGCTAATTATGATTGGCCGATATACTTTGAACTGGAAAATGGTGAAGTTCATGAAATGGTGACAAAACCAGGTGATGCTGTACTTTATCGTGGCATGGATTTACCACACTGGAGAGAACCATTAAAGGGAGACCATAATACTTACTATCATCAAATCTTCATGCACTTTGTTAGAAGGGACGGTTATTTGGTACATCATGCATTTGATTCATCGGTTAATTAAATCACTAAATAAGTACATAAGTCTTAAGTTTACAGAATAAACATGGCACACTATGCAGAATTAGATGACAATAATACCGTCATCCGCATAAGTAAAATTGATGACTTTTTTGAAATGGATGAGTTTGGTGAAACTGATGAATATCGTGGAATATTACATTTGAAGTCCTTGCATGGTGAAAATACTAATTGGCGCAAGACATCTTATAATGGCAATATTCGAGCACATTATGCATGTATTGGTGATACTTATTCTTCAGAATTAGATGCGTTTATTCATCAGTCGCCATATCCAAGTTGGGTGCTTGATGAGCATAACGAATGGCAAGCACCAGTACCAAAACCAGAATCAGTGGGAAATCTTCACTGGGAATGGAATGAAGAAACAAAACAATGGGAGGAAGAAATTCAATGAAACACAGGTATGAGTTTGTAGGTTTTGATGCTGCTGTGAATTTGTTAAGACCTGGCGCTAAATGGGCATTAACTCATGGATTATTCGAGTGGAATGACCCTAGACCGATGCCAACCCTAGAAGAGATTCAGACAACTATCGCTAAGATTAAAGAGTTTGAAGAAAGTATTGATTACATTCTTCTTCCAGAACAAAAGACACAATCTCTTGACCCAGCACAAGAAACAGAAAATATCACTGCTGGTATTCATCCATATGATGAAAACACTATGCACGGCGGTGCTAACGAAAAAGGTGGTGAAGGTGGACTCAGTGGAGTTGAACCTGGAACTAAATAGTAAAAAGTTACCAAGTAAGGACTAAAGATGGGACAGTTAAATGTAGGAGAAGTGACTGCAACTAATACAGTTAGTTGTGCCACTTTAGATGCTTCATCTGGTGTTCAGTTACCATTGTTCGCTACTGCAAACTTACCTGCAAATGCTGAAGGTAAAATAGTGTATGATACCGATGCAGGAGCAATTAAGGTTAATGATGGTTCTGCTTGGGCAGCAGTTGCTGGTTCTGGAGGCGGTGGAGGAGTAATTAGGCAGTTTAAGTATAAGATTTCAACAGTTACTAATAGTCATAACAGTACAAGTATGATTGAAGTCGATAGTGACTATCGATTATACATTACTCCAACTTCTAATGATAGTATTATCGCAGTTGACTATACACTTCCTCTAAACGAGCAGTGTGGTAATAACACAATCTTCATTCTTGCTGCCACTAGAAATGGTAGCAGGACAGATATTACGTCTGCTGGTGGTAGCAGTGGCAGTAGATGGTCAGTAGCAGGAGGAGGTCATCGCCCTGGTAATGGTTATGATACTAATGACATGAGTGTTAGACAATGGAGGATTATTGATGTTCCTAACACTACTAGTGAGATTTATTATGGATTCCATTGTAAGCAAGAATCATCTGGAGTAAATAATATCCGTTTCGGATATTCTAACGGCGATAACTCGGCATGGGGATGGCGTTCTAATATAGTCATTACAGCAACCGAATATGCACCACCTTCTTAATTATTATGCATCAAGATTATTTTTATCATTATAAACTGACTCCTGAAGTAACAAATCAATTCAAGTTAGATGTCGATGCTGCTGTAGGAAAGTCTAAACTTCCACCGTTAGACCCTACAGTGCTCGACATTTCAACTGTTGGGGGATTGCAGCATCATTTAATGGAACCTGTAATAACTCTAATGATTGATACTGTTATTGAAACAGTAAAGGATATTATTACAGATTCTCTTATCTTAGATAGAACTAAATTGCATTTAGCATCTGCTTGGACTGTTTATGGTGAAAAGGGCGGTTATCATACAATGCACAGACATAACGATAATGATGACATCTGCACAGTAATTTACTTGGATGTAGAACCTGAATCAGTACCTCAAAAACATGGAACGTTTGTGTATTGGTACGAAAATAGGTTAAACTTATTTGGTCCTGAAGATGGCGACGTTTTAATATTTCCCGCAAAAACTTGGCATGGTACTTATCCGCAAACTGCTGATAAGAGACACACATTGAATCTAGATTTTCGTTATGAAAGAAGTTATTTCTAATACTGGTTTTTACTTTCACTATAGGATGCCAGAGTTTGATAAACTTCTGGACCGTATTCCAAAGGATAATGTAGTAGACAAGAACTTTACCTGGGGTAATCTTTGCAAGGTAAATAGGACTGCCTTAAATATCAATGACTATCAGGATATTTTGGTCAATCCATTACGCATGTTGTCTGAAGAACTTGGCGTTACATTCTCTGCCAAGATTCTACATCCCTGGATTAACATGTATGAACGAGGTAGTTTTCAGGAGGTTCATTGGCATGATGACTGTGATATTGCAGCGGTTATCTTCTTGAATGATGAACCAGATTTCTCTAAGTTTTATTTCTTTGATGCAAATCACACTCAGTTTACTAAACCCTGGGTGAAAATAATTACTAAGATAAAAGAGTCGAACATATACTATCCAAAGATACAAGCAGGTGATATAATACTATTTCCATCACATATGCTTCATGGGGTAACTCCTCACCAATCTGATATAATTAGAAAAACAATGTCTTTCAACGTGGTGATAACTGATGTCCAATAAAGAAGTATTTTATTATGAGAACTTTTTACCTCCAGACTTCTGTGATTGGTGTATTTCATATCATAAAACATACTTCCCCCTTTATGGTTCTCAGTTTGCAAACAGAAAGACTTTGAATATTCAAAAGGTAGCAGAATCGACATTTGTTGATGAACCTCAAACATCAGCAGACTATCTTAGGTTTATTATGTCTAAGCATACGAGTGCGGTAAAAGAACATGATAAGATAGCATTTATTAACTATAGTCATCTAGTTGAATGGGAAGCACCTATACATCAACCCCATCATCAAGACTTCTATTATCATACTTGGACATCTATTCTGTACTTGAATGATGACTTTGAAGGTGGGCAAACATATGTTGATGGTGAACTCATTCAACCCAAAAAGGGTGACATGGTATTATTTCAAGGAAGATATATTATCCATGGAGTTGAACCAGTAACGTCTGGAAAACGCTATACTATTGCAACTTGGTACAAGACTCTGAACAGTGATTATTGATTTATTTCCTACACCAATATACATCGATGAGTTTGATATTTCCTCGGAAGAGAGGAAGTATCTGTATGACCTTCCGATGTATCGAAACACAGACAATGATGCATGGGTGAGTGTGACTGACCTGCAACTATCACCTGGGTTTGATTCAATCAAGGATAAGATAATGCATCATGCTAAAGTATATGCATATGATGACATGTGCATCAGTAAGGAATATGATTTGGTGTGTCATGGAGCATGGTTGAATAAGAATAGTCCTGGAGATAGTACACCGATTCATCATCACTCCAACTCCTTAATCAGTGGGGTTTATTATGTTGATGTTGACCCATCTGAACAAGGAGCAATACAGTTTCATCATGATAATGGTGGACCGTTTGGTAAGTTCTTTACCGTACTTTCGTATGATGAAGTACACAGACGCAATACACATACTGGTACAATCGAGTGTCGCAATGGGATGTTATTGCTGTTCCCATCATGTTTGAAGCACTCAGTAGCAAAGAATCTCTCTAACAGTTGTAGATACTCTCTTGCCTTTGATTTCATGATTTCGGGTATATTTGATGGCATGGTTAATCGGATGAGGTATTGTGCCAGTTGAAATAAGTGGCACAGGGGGTCTTGAACCCCCTTTTTTTGTGCTATACTATCAAGGTACTCAAGGAGAAAATCCAATGCCCCGATTCGTTCTGTCCGCTATTGATGAGGACGAAACTGTAACGACTAAGAAGTTTGAAGGAGTTTATCTGGATGACGTTGTTAGTAAAGTTCAAGACTTTTTGCACGGTGTAGGAT